CAGAGATGTAAATACTTCTAACTACTTCACGATTTATCTCAGCAAGAATCTCACCAGATAAAATGTTAGCGAGTTCTGTCTCAGCGTCTAAACCATGAATTGCTTTAAGGTCTTGAGCAAGTTCCATTGTGTACTCAGCTTTTAGAGCACGAGTAACAGCGGTTACTGTTGTTTTTTCAATACTAAACGCCATTTCAGCGAAAGCATTACCAGATGAATCACCTAAAGCTTCACCTTGAGCAGTAGACATACCAGTTGGTGACAAGTATGTACCAGCAGATGGCGAATCGTTAAGTGTAGCAGGGTTTGAACCTGTCATCGCTGATGATGTTAGGTCTCCAGCAGCGTCATCGTTAGAGAAACCTGAATCAGCTTCATCTCCGAGTGCTTCATCACCATCCATAGAAGCGAATCTTGCTCTCATAGCGAAGATTAAACCTGTTGGGCCTGTCATTGGTTGTACACCACAGATATCATAAGCGATTAAGTTAGGCATAGAGCGTCTAACTAAAGAAATTAGAATTGGGTCCCAGTTCTCAACATCAGCGCCTGTAGCGTTAGTTGGAGCTGCTTCCTTTAAGAAATTTCTATCTTCTTTTATAGCTTTTTCTTGGTTTTCAAGAATTACAGTAGTTACTGCCCTTTTGTATGAATCCTCAATTTTTGGCAAATCAGGATGTGCAAGGACTGGCGACCACTTCTCTTGTAGATTTTCTGTTTGAAACATTTTTATTTTCTCCTATATTTCTACTATTTATATTTTTTACTTTGTTGCACCCTTAACACCTTTTCCGATTGCATGTGAATATGCAGCCATCGAATCAGTCATGTCAATGTCCTGTGCAGGGCCAGTTTCTACATTATCTATATTTTCAGTTGTTTCCGTTTTTTCTTTAGGGAAATAACTTTCTTTTAAAGTTTCAACCTTTCCTTTAAATGTTTCTTCGTTTTCGAAGTCAACATCCTCAGTAAGTTCCTTGAACTTTTCAATTTGTGTGTCTGTTAAATCAGAAGTTGATTCTGAAATAACTTTATTACGAGTTAGTTCATCATTCTCTTTTTTACGATTGATTGATTCCTCCAAAGTCTTATTGACTTTTTCTTCTAACTCAGCAATCTTATCTGATTGTGCTTGAAGTACATCATATTTTTCATCTGGGATGTCTACATAATGGTCTTCAAACAGTTGTTTTAATCCAGCAATGAAGTCTTCAGCAATCTCGCCTTTTAGACCTCTTTCTACTGCTAGTTCATTTTCTTTCATCCATTCTTCTACAACATAGTTTAGATATGTATCTACTTTTTCTGTTAAATCAGATTTTACAGATTTAGTAGCTTCTTCTAATTCACTATCATAGTTTTCTTGAAGTCTTGTAACTTCATCACGAACTTTTGATTTGACAGCAGATTCAAAAACAGTTGCAGCTTTCTTTTTAAACTCATCTGTTAAGTCACCCTCTCCACTCATCAGAGCTTCGACATGTTCTGTAACATCAATAGTTTTGATTCTTTGTTCTACAGCTTCTTTTTGAAGAGCTTTCTTTTCTTCCATTTCTTTTTCATCTTCTTCATGATAACCAGCTTTGACTAAGTCTTTCTTCATCATTTCCATTTTGTTGTAAGTAGCTTTTATCATTTCTGGGTCATCAGATTTTTCTGCCTTCATCATTTCTTTCATCATTTCTTTCATGGCCATTTCCATATGTTCTTTTTCTTTCATCATCTCTTTTTTCATCATTTCCATATGTTCTTTTTCTTTCATATCGCCATGTTCTTTTTCAGAAATAGTTTCTTGGTCATCTGTCATTTCGACTTCATCTCCAGCTGCTAAAGACTTAGCAACTTTCTTTTCGCCGTCATTTGGTTTGTCCATTGAATCTGGTTTGCCTTCACTTTTCTGAGCAGCGTCGCCTGAAGCCTCTTTAGCTTTTTTACCAGCTTGAGTACCAGGCCCACTAGCGTCAGTAGGTGATGTAACAGCAGGTCCCATGTCTTGAACTTCACCGCCAGGTGTAACCTTTGAAGCGTCAGAAGCTTTCAATTGAGGTTCAGCAGGAGCTGCGCCTTTTTTAGGAGCGTCTGCCGATTGCTCTTCAAGTTCTGTTAGAACTTCAGCTTCTAATTCCTCAATAGTTTTTTCGATTTCATTTGCCATCGGATAATCTCCTAGTTAAATCTATTGTTTAATTAATTAATTAAATATAATTCTATTATATTAGTCATTATTTATACATTATAACATTTTCAAGAATTTTGCAAACTCTATATTTTGTTCTAATGCTTGTTTTTTCCGAGCTCTTCGATTGATTCTTTCTCTCATTTCGACTAAATCGGATTCAATAAGCGCTCCATGATTCCATACCCACTCTTTGCCCTCCATAATGCCTTCTACGAAAGCACTAGGCGCTGATGGGTCTGAAACAATGTCAGCAGCAGTTGCTAAATAGAAATCATTTCTCACATAACTTTTACCATCTTTTTCTTCTAAACTTCCCATACCTCTTGAAGATACACCAAGTTTAGCCCCCTCATCCATTAGGGTCTTTACGATTTCACCCATAGGTGTGGATAATATTTTCGCTTCACCCACAAAGTTTTTACCATCTGGATAAAGGTCTGTTATCATATGAGACGCTCTTTCTAAATTAATTGTAGGGCCTTCTGGGTGCCCTAATTCACCATAAGCTCTTTTTTCTTTGATGAATTCTTTATTGTATCTGTTCACTTCTTTTTGAAGTATTTCCATAGGATACACACGACCATTTTTATTTTTAATGTCCGCCTGCATAAAGATACCTTTAATCTTATAATTTTTTTTGCCGTTATCTGCTTCTTCTGTGATGTATTCTACATCATTTATAAATTGTTCAGATATTAATTTTACTTTATTACTCATGTCTCTTAACTCGTAAAGTTCTCATCTTTGACTAGTTCAATAATAACTGAACCAGATGTTCCAAAGCAACTCATCTCTAAATCACCAGATGTTGCCGTTGTGTTTGTTGCACTTGATTTAATTAATCCAGCAGTGCCATCATAATGTCCTGTACCAGCAAGTCTAATTGCAACTGTGTCAGATGAAGCACCTTTAAATTGAATGTCCACATGACCAGTATTATCATCAGCAGTTCCTTGAACTAGCTGCCACCATATTCTTTTAATATCTAATTTAGCGCCATTCGCATGACCATCAAGTCCACTAGCGTCTAAAATAGCATTGTTTGCTGTTGTATCATCTTGAATATTTACTAATACTGTAACTGTTCCACCAGCACCAGCGGCATTGACTACTGTATCTCTTAATGTTCTTGTTGTAAATGACATATATTTTTACCTTTTAAATTGACAACACTTCTCTTTCGAAGTAGTTCATTAAGTCTTTTTCTTTGACCCTAAATTTTTTTGCTGTCTGTTTTACAGTTTTTTCAAAAGTATTTAGGAAATTTGATGGTTTATCATCCATAACTTTAAATATACCATCAACAGCAGACCTCATTTTAGGACTGAGTTTTTTATATTCCCTAGACTTTTTATGCTCATCCTTTTCTAAAAAGGGTGTATAAAAAGAGTTAAACTTCTTCGCCATCTCCAGTATCCGCCTGTGTTTCAGAAGATTTTACAAATGTATTTGCAACTTCTTTTCTTTTTACTTCTAAGGCGTCAGCAACTTTTCCAGTTATTGAACTTTTAAAAGCTTCTTCAGCACCTAGATTATCACCATCGGACAAAGCGTCTATTATATCTTTAGTTTCCGCCATCATTATCTCCTTTATTGTTTACACCATCAGAGCCTTCTAAGTCATCTGCTGATATAAAGTTACCTGAGCCGTCTTGTGGATATCTTGTGACACCATCGCCGCCATCTGGCATATCAACACCACCATCCTCAACATCCATTCCAGCTTCTTTGTTCATTTGTTTTTGCATTTCATCTATTTCACCATCTGACATATTTAACACATTTTTTTGCACATATTCTTTACTATAAAATGTTCCTATGTATGATTCGATAGTTTGTAATGCATTTAGTCTATCTTGTAATAGTTCTGCTTTTTTCAATTCAGCAAAATGACCATCTTGTAAAAAGTCATACTGAATATGTTCTTTCATTTTATTCCAGTCTTCTAAAGTCACGATACCTTTTAATATCAATTGTGCTTTTAACATATCTGTAAAGACTGGTGTGAATTTTTTTCTTAATCTTTGTACAAACTTAGTAAATTTTAATTCATCTCTTGTAATCTCTGTTGAACGACCTAAACTAAAATTGTTTTCAGCTTCCATTCTAGAGATAGGCACATTTAATGAACGATATAATTTCTTTTGAAAATATTGTATGTCTTCAATCTCACCTAAGTTTTGTCCACCTTGTAGTGTGGTAATCTCTGTTCCACGACCACCCTCTCTACGAGGCAACCAAAAATCTTCTAACATTGACATGTGATTTCTATCATCACGAATCTCACCAGTTGAAGCGTCATACACTAATTTGTTACGATAACGATTCATAACATCTTTTAGATATTGTTCTGCTTTTATTTTTGGTAGATTACCAACATCAATATAAAATATTCTTCTTTCAGGTGCTCTTGATATTCTGTAAATAACAAGTGAATCTTCAATCATTCTTAATTGATTAACAGGTTTGATTGCTTTGTGTAAGTGTCCTAACACATGACCTCTATTCATATCAATTAAACCAGATGGAACATATGTGATAGAATCACTAGCGATTTTTATTCCCTCTGATAATGCGCCAGAGTTTAATCCTTTTTCATTATATAAAAAGTAATCATCTACTTTTTTTATCATTTCAAAAGAACCTTTCATATCTTTTTTTGTTTCTCTTACTTTTCTAATTTTTCTAGGGTCAATATATCTTACTTCAACAATGCCTTTTTTAGGATTATTTTTGTCTATAACTTTATGATAAAAAATTCTGCCATCAATATACCATCTTCTAAAAATATCATGACCTTTAGTATCAAAATCTAAAAGTGACAAAATAACATCAAACTCTTTACGAATTTTTTCTTTGATTGGTTTTGTGTAATTTAATCTATCAAGTTCAATAGATACTGCTTGGTCTTTTTCATTAGAAACGATAGCTTCATTTACGATATCATCAATCGCTGAATCACACTCTGGTTGTTGTGATATTTCACGATATCTACGAATTAAATCGACCTCTGCTTTTTCTCGACTATCAGTATCTAATACTTGACCAAAAAATCCACCACCAGCTATCTCGACTGTGCCGTCATCTACTGGTGGTGCTGTAAATTTTTCTTGACCTTTGGTATCTTTGATTCGCTCAAACTTAAAACCAAATAGTTCTGCCATAATAAAATCTCCTTTATTGTCCTTTATTTATAAAGAAAAAA